GTCTAAGAAGTTGCATGGCATGAGTGTTATGATGCGAGGCGTAAAGATGCACTTTTTGATTTCGAATACATCTACGACACAGAAGTGTAATGTTCGTATCATTTGTGGATGGCGTAAAATCAATTACCTTCCAGGAACTTCAATTGCTGCAAATGCGGCAGCCATCTTCAAGAATACGGATACTCAGGAAACAAACCTAAACCTTCCGTTTACGGCTCGGTATGTTCGTGGAGCAACATGGACTGCGATCAATGCGCCTATCGACAAGAAGGCATTCGTTGTTGCTAAAGACATGACGTTTCACCTTGGTACAAGGGATGCCAATCAAGAACAAGTGCATGGAAACAATACAAAGAAACTTTCGTTCTGATGGGAGATGAATAACAGGAAGTTGAATATAAAGCGTGTCATTCTAGAGGCGGATTTGTCGTCAACCATCGAAACGAAAATGACATGGTATCCGTGCGTTTACTATTTCCATATGAACGCGGAAGACGTGACGGAGTGTCTTGTTGACTACGCATACGACTACTGTGTCTATTGGAAGGATCCTAAAAGTTAATGTTAGATTGATTCTTTATCTGTTACGATCATTTGTGTGTTTAGTTTAGGTTTCTGTCGTGAGGTTCTGCACTCACTCGCTAGTAATCAGTGCGCATATGGCGAAGCCTGGGTCTGCGACCACGCATATAGAATATACGGCTAGTGCCAGTGCGATAGAAGCGCATACAAATGCGCCTTTTCTGAGCTGGAGTAAGACGATTGTAATACAGTATAAACTGTAGACCAGACATTCTAAGACGACGGTTAAATGCGAGGTAGTTTCTTTTGTATTTTCGAAGGAACCTGTTAACTGTGCGTCCTGCTGCGAAACTGCGGCGATGCTGTCGCAGACTGCCACCAAGAATAGGACGGCCATTAGGAATTACGTATCTTCTCATAGTTCAATTACGTCGTAACGGTCAGCAGACAATGCATCCATATCCGGATACTCGTTAGTGAAGCAAACGACGTGTGCTTTATGATGTAGGAGTTTAGTCGTGGAATCATATTTTGGGCTGAAGACTACTCGGTCCTTCAACTGTTCCAAGATGGAGTACTGGAAATGCTCCAAAGATCCTCTGGGGCAGTCAAAGAAATAATATTTTTTGGTTTCATCAATAGCGTGAGCAAGATCATCACGCTTTCCAACACGAAGTAACTGAGTCTCCTTCGTAAACTTTGTTAACCAATAACGCGTAAACCATGTCTTACCAGCCGAACCCTGTTCATCTATACGGAAATGCACTGTACGATCGTTTGGGTCGCCTAATAGTATTGCTTCAAGATCTTGTTGCCATGGGCGAAGATCTCCTTCAACGTGAAGAGGAATCGGACACAGCAAGCGAGACATCTGAAGAGCAGCAGTGCGGTAGCGACCATACAGCGAAGGGAACTCAAGGCACACTTCAGTCTCAGAAGGAGGAATAGTGCGTTGCAACAACCACTCTTTGTAACGAGTCCATTGGTCGCCAGTACCACCAGTTAACATAGCGCCATATTCATCGAAGTCTCCATCTTTTTTACAATAGTCGCTAGCTTGTTTGTCAGTACCTTGTGTAGGTTCGAGGTGACAGCGATCAGAGAGGATTGCTTTCGCTTGACGAAGGGATTTGCGGTCAGAGAACCAAACGAAACCTTGAAGGTGAGGGGTGCCAGAGTCGCCGATTTCTCGACCGACGACACCATATTGGACATGTTCAGATTGGAGGACATCTGCGATTGAGTCCTTCTCACCCTGAGAGGAATTGTTGAGGGTGAAACACCACTTCTTGACACCAGAAGGCATGGTTGCTCTATGACTTCGGGCCGCATGGCCGTGGTAGCGGTCCCGGGAAAGGAAGGGAGAACCCGGAAAAAAAACTTCCCACCAGGTTATGAGCCAGGGCCAAAGGCCGGGTAGGGGAGGGGTAATACTAGACCCTCCCCATAACCCATTAAGATGAAATCACGAACCAAGTGGTTTCATAGAGCAGTAGACGGAATAGAACGTGACGCTGTTGCAACTGAACTTTGGTTTGCAACTGGAGCAACTGGCGCATCAAAACCTTGGTTAGCATCTCGAGCTGGATATACAGCTTCAGGAGGTTACTCAGCGTTAGACTACAAAAACGACGGTTCGTATTGGTATACTCCAAGTACTTTGAAAACTCAAACTAAGATGTTCAAGAAAAGACATGCTCCAAGACGATCAGGTCGTGGAGGAGTGTTCGGGCGTGGTCACTCCGGTGCCGATGCTGGCGCTTACAATCCTGTCCGTTATCGTCGCAGCACTCAGCGTCGTTATAAGTATCGTAAATTGCGTTGGGGCACGAAGGTTCGAAAGCAGGCTCTTGGGCTTTTTGAAGGAAGGCGTTACGTAAAAGATGTTGTCACTGATACTGGACTTGGTCAGGCTATTGTTAGCCGTGTTCAATTGTTGTCAGAGATGATTCATGACGAAATTCCTGAAATCGATGAAGGTAGAACGACTGTACATGATGGACAGATCCAAAAAAAGGATCTCATTTTGTCTAAGAAGTTGCATGGCATGAGTGTTATGATGCGAGGCGTAAAGATGCACTTTTTGATTTCGAATACATCTACGACACAGAAGTGTAATGTTCGTAT